TCATGGACCAGATTCTATTTTTAGGTGTTCAATTGAACAACTTAAAATTTCAATTAAAGATAAATCATATATACCGATAGGCAATGTCCATGATAACGTTGAGGTGTATACTCTTTATGGATATATACCCAACGGAGAGGGGAGTGTACCATTTCATGCACCAACAAATGTTTCTAATACGGATCAAGGAGAATTGATTCATAGTGCTAGCACTCAAAATTATGTTTGTGGAGCTTTTCTATATGACAGCGCCAACAGTATCGCAGTTGGTTTGCATTACCATACTGATGGACCTAATCCAAAAGGTATGAATAATGCCTGTGTTAAGTTTTTCTAGAAGCGGGGCAGACTGCCCCCCTGCCCCGACCGAAATGGGGGGGCCCTGTAGCGATTAAGGAAGGCATTCCTAATCGTGACTATAAATCATGCATTTATAAGGGACACGTACCACGTCGATTATTTTTGAAATCGAAAACGAAACCCTATCATAATATACCATCTCAGCATGTATATCGCTTGGGTGTCTTTGGAGAAGCACTCAAAGATTTAGCAGGAGATAAGTTTGCTGTTGTGGAACCTAGTGTTGAGAACGTTAATATTACATATGAATCGTTTCTCGACCCAAAATATGGACTCTTTAGAGATGAATACCATTCGTATGGTATTAATTTCTTGGATACGTATTATGGACATATCTTTGGCACGGTTGCCACACATGAGGAACTCTCAGAACGAGTTGACTGGACTAAATCTGCTGGATATACAGCTGGTTTTTATAAAATTCTCACTAAGGGTGAGCTAATCAGAGATACAGCCTATATGGCCTCTGAATATAATCTTAAACCAACAACAACGATACCTTTAACGTCTGTAGCTAATAAACGCGAGTTAAAAGAGATCGAAGATATAAAGAAAGGGAAGATACGATGTTTCTTCGTTGCTGAATGGGTGTTGGTAAAGTTACAAATAAAGTATGGACTGGATTCAGCCAAGAAGCTGATGATGTTGTTATGGTCTGCGTATGGTTTTTCACCATTTCGTGGAGGTACTCATAGTCTTGCTAAAAAATTAATTAAAAAACCCGTCAGATTCTTTTATGATGTCTCTGGCTGGGATAAATTTGTTCCTCTTATGAAGGACTTATATAGTGTGATTTTTAGACACACAAATTTGCCGCTTGAATTGGAAGAAGAATTCCTGTGGGTTGTTAAACATACATGCGAATTTTGGTGTGTCCTATTCGATGGAGATGTTATAGTTAAGCCCTACGGGAACTGTTCTGGTTCTG